GTTAATTTTATTTTATCTAAAAGGAATGAGTAAAGCGGCCGCGGGCCGTGCAGCGGGGTACCGTAACCAGGATTCCGTGTACGAGGTTTTTAAAAGACCTGCCATTGTAAAGGCGGTTGATTATCTACGGTCCGAGATGCGTGAAGAAGTAAAATTTGACCGCACTACTGCGACTACTATGTATTTAGAAGCACATAGAAAATCTGCAAACGCGACGGAAGAAAAAAATGTCGTCGATTCTTTATGCAAGCTTCACGGTCTATTTGCACCTGAGCAAGCAACACAGGTTAATATTAATGTAGATAATTTAGAGAGACTCGAGCGTATGTCAGATTCTGAATTATTAAAAATAGCAGGATCTGAGACAAATTACTTAGAGCCAAGCAAGGAGGATAAAAGTGTCAACTAAATATAAACAAGCGGCAGATGCTAGGAGAGTAAAAAGAACAACTACCCATACGCAGATTTCTCAAAATAAAGATGGAAGTATGAAGCTTACTCCTATAAAAGGGAAACTAACTGGATTAGCTAAACCTAGTGGAAACACTTAAGCTCGTTATGGATATTGTTTTTGGAATAGCTTTACTTATTGGCTTAGCTTTTTTTGCCTATATGGGTAGTGTTATGGTTTCAGAGCAAAAGGAGAAAAGAAATGCCAAAAGTAGGAAAGAAAAAGTTCCCGTACACAAAAAAGGGAAAAGCGGCAGCAAAAAAAGCAAGAAAGCAAAAAAGTAAAAGGTATTAATGCCAGATTTACAAAAGCTCGAATGCTACAAGTGCAAGAAGCTATTAGCTGAAAATCTTGTATTGCCCAAAGGGCTCTGTGTGTATTGCGCAGCGGATGAAGCGGACGAGTTGCCTAAACCTCCACCAGCGGACCCCGGTCCAGATCAAAAAGAACTAGATGCACAAGCTCGTGCAGAAAAAGAACTGGCGATGCGTGTATTGTCCAGAAAACGTCTTCTACCCTTTGTAGAAAAATTTAATCCTGATTACCAAGCAGGTTGGGTCCATAAAGATATTTGCCAACGATTGGAGAAATTTAGTCAAGATGTGGCTGATCAGAAATCCCCAAGACTGATGCTGTTTATGCCTCCGAGGCATGGGAAGTCAACTCTGGCTAGTGTGGCTTTTCCTGCTTGGCATTTAGGAAAAAACCCAAAACATGAATTTATTAGTTGTTCGTATTCGGGCTCCTTAGCTATGAGTTTCTCAAGGAAGGTTCGTCAATTATTAAGGGAACCTAACTATAAAAATGTTTTTGAAAAAACAAAACTAGATAAAGATTCGCAGTCTATCGAATCCTGGTTAACGACCCAAGGGGGTGGTTATGTCGCGGCCGGTGTTGGTGGTGGTATTACAGGTAAAGGTGCAAATATATTATTAATTGATGACCCGGTAAAAAACAGAGAAGATGCTGAATCTGAAAACAACCGCGAAGCGACGTGGGACTGGTATACCTCTACAGCATATACCCGACTATCCCCCGGTGGAGGTATACTAGTTATTCTTACTAGATGGCATGATGATGATTTAGCTGGCCGTTTATTGCAACATGCGGAAGATGGCGCAGATGAATGGGAAGTGGTCAAATATCCAGCAGTAGCAGAAGAAGATGAAGAATTTAGAAAAACAGGCGAACCATTACACCCAGAAAGATACAACCTAGAATCTTTAGAAATGATACAAAAAGCGATTGGTCCAAGGGACTGGACCGCGCTATACCAACAGAACCCAGTATCAGATGAAGGTGACTATTTTACTAGGGACATGGTTAAATATTATGAACCCGAAGAAATTGAATATGACAGATTACGATATTATTGTGCGTGGGACTTGGCTATAGGACAAAGAGAAAGGAACGATTTTTCTGTTGGGGTTGTAGTTGGAGTAGATGAATATGATAATATGTTTGTAGTTGATGCTGTACGTGGGAAGTATGACGGATTCGAGCTTGTAGAAAAGATCCTGGATTTGTACGAACAGTGGCGACCGGGAATCGTGGGGATAGAACGTGGTCATATCGAAATGGCTATTGGTCCTTTCCTAGAGAAACGTGTAGCAGAACGTAAATTACATTCTGCTTATTTTAAGGATTTAAAAGTTGGGCGACGAGATAAAGAAGCTAGAGCTAGAGCAATTCAAGGTAGAATGCAACAAGGCATGGTATACTTTCCGAAGGACGCAATTTGGACCGGCCCAATGGTGGCTGAACTTCTTCGTTTTCCTAATGGGGTCAATGATGACCAAGTTGATGCTTTGGCCTGGGTGGGTTTAATGATGGTTGAGTTTGCAACTTTTTATGAGAGGCCTGAGCATATACCTTCTTGGCGAGATAGGTTAAGATATATTGCGAAAGACAAAAAGAGTAAAACTGCAATGAGCGCATAATGGCATATAAAAAGACAAAAAAGAAACTAACAAAAGCTGAAGAACTTACTTTAGCAAAAAACCAATGGAACTCTTACGTTCGTGCCCGAGATGCTGGGCATGATGATTTTATTGAAATGGCAAAAAAGTGTGATGCCTATTATAGAGGAGACCAGTGGGATACGTTCGATATGCAACAGCTCGACGACCAAGGGCGGCCAGCTCTAACTATTAATACTATATTACCTACCATTAATGCTGTACTTGGAGAACAGAGTGCTAAAAAAGCAGATATTCAATTTAAACCTAGAGGGGGTGGCCACCAAGCCATTGCTGATGTACTCACTAAAGTTTATGCGCAGATATCAGATAATAATAAATTAGATTGGGTAGAAGCTCAGGTATTCCAAGATGGGTTAATACAAGATAGGGGTTGGTTCGATGTACGTATAGATTTTGATGATCATGTTATGGGGGAAGTACGCATAGAGTCGAAAGACCCATTAGATATTCTTATTGACCCAGACGCAAAACATTATGACCCAAGAACTTGGAATGAAATATTTGAAACCAAGTGGATGAGCTTAGATGAGATAGAAGAAATATACGGGCAAGAAAAAGCGGATAAGCTAAGACTATTAGCAGAGACTGGTACTACTTTAGGTGCTGATTCTATGGAATTTGAAGAAGTACGATATGGAGATACAGACCAGAATGAGTATGGCAATCAAATGCCAAATGACCCAGAAAATGCACGTATGCTTAAATCTATTAGAGTATTAGAAAGACAATATTATAGATTAGATGATTGTATGTTTTTTGTTGACCCTGTTACAGGGGATAAAAGACAAGTACCTGGGAATTGGGGGAAAAAGAAAAGAGAAGATTTTGCTACGCAGTTTGGTTTAGCAATAATAGAGAAAAAAATTCGGAAGGTCCGTTGGACAGTGTCCGCAGATACAGTTGTCCTTTTTGATGATTGGTCCCCTTATAAACATTTTACTTTAGTTCCTTATTTTCCGTATTTTAGGCGTGGAAAACCTTTTGGAATGGTACGAAATCTCCTATCCCCTCAGGAGCAGCTAAACAAAATAACATCCCAAGAGCTTCACATTGTAAATACTACGGCAAATAGTGGTTGGATTGTGGAGTCAGGGTCTCTATCTGGTATGAATGCGGATGATCTAGAAGAGCATGGTGCAGAAACTGGCTTAGTATTAGAGTTTAATCGTGGCTCCACACCTCCAGCCAAAATTCCACCAAACCAGATTCCTACAGGTTTAGATAGGTTAGGGCAAAAAGCCTCTGCAAACATTAAACAAATTAGTGGAATTTCTGATGCAATGCTTGGTATGGACAGCCCAGAAGTTTCAGGAGTAGCAATTAATGCTAAGCAAAATAGGGGTTCTTTAATGCTACAAGTACCTTTAGATAACTTAGCTAAAACTAGACAATACTTAGCAGAGAAAATATTAAATTTAGTGCAAGCTTTTTATACAGAAGAAAGAATTATACAAGTGACAGATGAATCTGACCCTTATAAAACAAGTCAACCAATGATGGTCAATGAAATGACCCCAGAAGGAGAAGTTATTAATAGTTTAACAATTGGAGAGTATGACGTTATTGTTGGTACTGCTCCTGCTAGAGATAACTTTGATGAAATGCAATTTGCTGAGGCTATTGAGCTTCGAGGGGTTGGAGTACCAATACCAAATGATATGATTGTGGAGTACTCACACTTATCACGTAAAGCAGATATTGCAGATAGAATTAGACAACTGGAAGGCACAGCCCCTCCAACAGAAGAACAGTTACAATTACAACAATTCCAAATGGAATCACAGATACGAGCTACTCAGCTAGAAATTGCTAAATTAGAAGCTGAAGTCACTAGAACACAGACTGAGTCTGCCTTGAATGTAGCTAAGGTAGAACAGGCTGAAGCAGATCCACAGTTGAAGGTTGCAGAGTTACAGAGTAAACTACAAGCGAAACGTGAGGAATTGGAGCTTCGTGAACGTTTATCAAATATGACAAACGCCATGAGGCAACAACAAACTGAAGTTGCAGCAGCATCTAAGATGGCAGCTGCGGCCATGAAAACCACAGGAGGTAATGAATAATGGCAAAAAAGAAGAAAGCGAAAGCACCCGAAGTCGAAGATAATTTAGATGTTGTCTATGACGGTATCCCAGGAGCAGATAAAGTAACAGATGAAGACGTTAAACCTTTTGATGTTGATCTGAATTTTGAAGAAGAACCTAAAGCAGAAGACGCGGAAGAAGTCACGGAGGAAGAAGAAGTTGAAGAAGCAGAAGAGTCAGAGCCAGAACAGGCTGAAGAAGAATCACCAGAAGGGGAAGAGCCGGAGGGAGAAGAACCGGTTGAAGAAACTGAAGGAGAGGGAACAGAAAGCGATAGCCCAGAAGGAGTATCAGAAGAATCTACAGACGATACACGACAACCTGAGGGAGGAGATGAAGAAGCAACTTCTGAAACAAAGGACACAAGTGATAAAGAACCAATGATCCCTAAGTCTAGGTTTGATGAAGTACTTTCTAAACAAAAAGCTTTACAAAGACAAGTTGATGAACTTAAAAACCCTGCTCCAGAAAAAATGGAAAAAGCACCTGAGTTTGATTTTGATACAAAAGAAGTAGAGTATCAGGACCTTATTTTAAATGGTAAAACAGATGATGCTGCTAAGTTACGTGCTGAGATTAGAGCAGCAGAAAAAGATCAAATGCTGTTTGAAATGCAAAATATGGCAGGAAAAACTGTAGAACAGAGTGCAGAGACTATGCAACTTCAAGCGAAAGCTGTAGAACTTGCGACTAAGTTTCCAGAATTAGATGAAACCCATAAAGATTTTGATCAAGTAAAAACTCAAGAAGTTTTAGACCTGAGAGATGCTTTTATGACACAGGGACATGCGCCTGCAGATGCTTTACAAAAAGCAGCAGATTATATAGTGCCACCTTCTATAGTAGAAGATGTTAAACCTGATACTAAGGTAGAAAAAAAGGTGCAAGAGAAGAAAAAAGTGGCTAATACAAATAAGAAGATAGAAGCTTCTGAATCTCAACCACCTGCTATGAAAGGTAAAAATAAAGTAGATAAAAAGATAGATGTTGATTTGCTTTCTGCCGATGAATTTGATGCTTTACCGGAAGAGACAGTTCGAAGAATGCGTGGCGATTTCGGATAAAGTATGTTATAAAATAATAAGTTTCGCATGTTAGAGCGATATCTAACCTGGGTCGTTCCAGTAAAAAATCGTAAAATCGCCTGCTAAGGCGTAAAAACAGCCGGGTTCGTACCCGTTAAATATACGAGAGCGTCACCCCAACGATAAAGGGTACACGGATAAATAGTCGCTCCAATAAGTCGACTGGTTAATAATTTTAATTAATGGAGACATTATTATGGCAAATACAAATTTTGCCGCGTTGACCAGCGAACAATTGACAATCTGGTCACGCGATTTCTGGCGTGTAGCTCGAAATATGTCATTCATTAACCAATTCGCGGGTAGTGGATCTAACGCAATGGTTCAGAGAATATCTGAACTGACCCAATCAGAAAAGGGAGCTAGAGCAGTATTAACACTTTTAGCTGACATGACTGGTGACGGTATTGTTGGAGACAACACTCTCGAAGGTAATGAAGAAGCATTAAGAGCTTACGACATCGTAGTACAACTTGATCAATTAAGATTTGCTAATAGACTATCTGGTAGATTAGCTGATCAAAAATCAGTTGTGAATTTTAGGGAACATTCTAGAGATGCCCTTGCTTATGCAATGGCGGATAGAATTGACCAATTAGCATTTTTATCTTTAAGTGGTGTAGCTTACACACAAAAGAATACTGGTGCATTAAGGTCTGTCATGACTTCAGGACAGAACCTTGGTGACTTAGCATTCTCTGGTGATGTATCTGCCCCTACGTCTAATAGACATAGAAGATGGGATGCTACAAGCGGCCTAGTGGCTGGTGATGTTACTGCGGTAGCAGCAGCTGACACTATTAGCTATAAATCTCTTGTTGATCTTAAAGCATATGCTAAAGATCAATATATGAGAGGTATAAGAAGCGCAGGTAATGATGAGATGTTCCATCTTTTCGTTACTCCACAAGTAATGGCTGACCTTAAACTAGATTCAGATTTCTTAGCTAACGTAAGAAATGCTGGAGTCAGAGGACCAGGCAACAGCCTGTTCGCTGGTTCTTCTAGCTTAATGGTTGATGGGATTATGGTCCATGAGTTCAGACATGTATTTAATACATCTGGCGCTACGACTGGAACCTCATCAAATGCTGGTTCAGCCGGATACAAATGGGGTGCTGACGCTGATATTAATGGTTCTGCATGTTTATTCTGCGGAGCTCAAGCATTAGCGATGGCCGATATTGGTATTCCAGAGATAGTTGAAGATACTTTCGACTATGGCAACCAGAACGGTATTTCAATTGGTAAGATATTTGGTCTTAAGAAGCCAGTCTTTAACAGTGACCACTCAGGTCAAAATGAAGACTTCGGTGTTATAAGATTAGATGTAGCATACTAATTGTGTTATATTTTATAGGTGGTCTTTCGGGGCCACCTATAATTAAAAAATTTTAGGAGAAAATTATGATAATAGTTGCAGATGAAGATAAATACATAACCACAACTTGGGGAGCATCCATTCGGTTAGAGGCGGGTGTACCTAAAGAAGTGGGTGATGATATAGCGCTTCTTGCGTTACAACAAGGGTGTACGGAAGTTAAAGGAATAAAAGAAACTCCAATTAAGGAAGAAGCCCCAATAGAAGAAGCTCCAATAGAAGAGGCTCCAGTAGGAGAAGATTCAATAGACCTTGATAGCATGACTAAAATACAATTAGAAGAGTATGGTCGTACTATTGGGATAGAGCTTGATAGACGCAAAAAGAAAGCAGCTTTAATTGAAGAGTTAAAAGCAGCGGAGTAATAAATTATGGCAGGGACACTGACAGGTGCTAACCTTATTAGTAGAATACAAGATACACTACAAGATACTACAGGGGTTAGATGGCTAGAAGCTGAATTGCTTCGGTATATTAATGATGCTCAAAGAGAGATAGTTAATTTAAAACCAGAATCTACGGCAACTACTGCTAATACGGCACTTGTTGTTGGTACTAAACAGTCGCTACCTACGGGCGGGCTTAGGCTTATTAAAATCACAAGAAATATGTCTGATGCTTCCGGTGGTGCCTCAGGAAAGAGGGCAATCCGCATCGTTGATAGAGATATTTTAGATTCACAAGAACCTAATTGGCATGATCCAACTGTTTCAGGAGATGCGGCACATACTACTACAGTAAAACACTACGTTTTTGATGAAGATGATCCTAGGTCATTCTATGTTTATCCAGGAGCATCCAGTACGAGTACTTTCATAGAAATTGTTTATTCTGCGGCCCCTTCAGATTTAGGTAGTACTAGTGCGACTATTGCAGTAGATGATATTTATGGTAACGCAATTGTCGATTTTGTATTGTATAGGTGTTATATGAAAGACGCTGAGTTCGCTGGTAATGAAGCTAGAGCTCAATCTCATTATACTTTGTTTACAAATAGTGTTGGGGGCGGGGCGCAAGCGGCACAGATTGTAAGTCCAAACAATGATAGACTTTCGGCTGCTTCTGTTCCACCTGTGGCAGGGGGGTAAACTGTGGCAACCTTTGCTTCCTTAGTTAAAGAAGTTTTACCATATGTGCCAGAGTGCCCAGATAGCTTAGTAGCTGATAATATACGTTCCGCTACTATTGATCTTTGTGAGCGAACCAAGGCTTATAAATTCGACTTAGACCCAATTAGTACTATTTCTGGGGTTTATGAATATGATTTTGACCAACCAAGTGGTACAGACGTTCATCAAATTCTCTATATGGTATATGACGGGAAAGATATGGATCCTATTAGTCCCCGTAGTTTAGAATTAAATTACCCAGATTGGAGAGATCGAACTGGTCAGCCTTATGTCTACTTACAAAAATCCCCTGATACTTTTTGGGTTGTGCCTGTGCCAAGCGCATCAAAAACAAGCTCTTTGATTATGGGAGTGGCATTAAAACCAACAAGGACTTCAAATAATATAGATACAGATTTTGCTAATAATTATAGAGATGGGATTATCTATGGGGCACTATATCGGCTTTTAAGGATGCCTAATAAAGCTTGGAGTGATATTAATGCGGCCCAAGAATATTTATATCAGTTTGGGCAAGAAGTAAGACAAGCCGAATTAAGAGCTAGAGGTGGAGACCTCGGCGTAAAAAGAACAGTTAAGTATAAAGGAATAGGATTACCCAGGAGGAGGTATGGAAGATACGGAAAGGAGATCGATTACTAACGATTTTATTCCCCCAAAACTTACAGATATAAGAAGTTGTTGGGATCGAATAAAACCAGGAATCGAGGAAATTTTAAAAGAGAATCCTTATCTTTCTTTTATTCCTGAAGATGTTTACAGCGAGTGTGTAAACGAAAGAGCCTTTCTTTACACATCCCCTGTAGGTTTTGGAGTACTGACAATAGAAGTTGATCAGTTTACAAAAGACAAGACATTGCTTATATGGATAGCGTATACTTATAATAAAGGAGGACATCATTGGATGCCTCATGAAGATTGGGTAATGAGCCTTGCTAAAGATGCTGGTTGTAAGTATATTGAAGCGAGGTCCAGGGTCCCAGAAATGGAGACTTATGTTAAAGACATAGGATGGAATTTAGAAACAAGAATATATAGGAAGAAAATAAATGGGCGGTAAACCAAAAGCATCAGATTACAAAGCTAGTGAAGCCGAAAAGGTGAGTGCTGGTATTGCAGTTTCCGAAGAAGCCTATAGACGAGAAAAGTATGGGCCATTAGCTTTACATGAAAGAGATAGGTCAGAAAAAGAAGATTTTACTTCATATGCTGCGGGAGTATCGGGTGCAGATGTTTCACAAATGTTAGATAAACCTAGTTTACAAGCTACTCAATCGGTAGATGCGTCTGCAGATAGGGCGTCAGCTGGGTTAGACGCCTATGTGGGTGCCGCAAGTGTGGGGGAAGCTACTAAAAAAGATACGCAGTTGAATGTACTCTCTTACGGACATGGTTTAAAGTCAGAGTCTCAGACTCGTTTAGCTGGCTTAGCGGATATGGAGACAAGAAACGTCTTAGCAAGCG